ATTACTTTACTTCTATTTATCTGCGGCATCTTTTAATTGATTCTTAAGAAGTTTAGATAATTCAGCAGTGGAACCAACAAATAGTGCGTTTGTGACGTTTGTTGGCCCTCTTGTTGTTTTTATATCATCTAGACTCTTCAATTTCTTCTGAAGGTCCATTAATTTATCTGTAGCATCAGATACATTTTTAATTAATTGCCCAACAACTTCATATGCTCTTGGTGTATCTGTTTCCTGTGCTAATTCTAGAATACCATTGATTGCTTCTTGTCCTTTCTCAATCAATGAGTATAAATTACCTCTGGTGTAATCATAATCTTTACGAACATCATCTATAGAAGATGATATTTTTTCAATTTTTTCTTCGGGTGTTTCAATTTCAACTTCACTAGAAATTACTTCACTAGCAATATTAAAAGTTTCATTTAGCTTGTTGAATTTTTTCGTCATTTTCATAGTTCAGTTTAGTTGAATGACCCAGAGAATCCAAAGTCGTCCCCTGGTTGAATAAGAGCATCGTCTGTTGTGGTGATTAGTCTAACATCAGACCCAGTAACATGAGTGGTTATTGGTGTGGAATCAGCTCCTCTCGTTACAGTTAATATATTACCAGATTTTGCAGAAACATAAATCTCCTCATTATCAATATCAATATAAGAATTAATTGGAATATTTGTGGAATCTATAACTTCTATTAGAACATCTGTTATAATAATATCTTTTGCTAATGTAGTTGTAGTAGTTCCTGTATAATTCTGAATAGCTCTTGGTAATGCTGTATAAGTAACTTCTCTTCTTGGTGTATTTGTTGAATCACCAGAAACGAGTCCAATGGAAACCTTTTTAATAATATCTTTAGTAGTATTACTAGAAGATTCAATTGGGCCAAATATATATGTTTTTGCGGTGAACTTTAGAGTATAAATTAATGCTCTTCTTTCTTTAAAATCACCCTCATAATTATCTGTCATAGTAATATTATCCAATACTATTGGAATATCTCTCTTTTCTCCAATCTCTTTCACTAAATCAATGGTTAATGTATAGTTTGGCTGAAAGTATGGAATTATTTGTTCTATAATTTCAAGCATATCTTCATTTAACTTAGTCATAATACTCAACTCAAAGTTAACATTATATGGAACTGGTAGATAGGCTTTTCTTGTTGACCCATCATTTACGTCTTGAGTAACAAAAGTTTGAGTTGATGTTAGCTTTCTAGATGGATCATATGAAATTCCAATAATTTCAAATGACATTCTTGGTAATGACATTTGAATTGGTTTATTTAAATCTGGTACTTGAGTTAATCTTGCTAGAAACTTCTGCGTTGGTCCATAAGAAATGGGAACTTTAGTAATAGATACAACATCTCCATTATCATTTACTTTTTGTAAATGAATGTTGTTGAACAGTGTACCAAATGCCACTACTGTTTTTTCTAGTATCTTATTATAAAAGTAGTTGAACATATGATTACATTAATTTAATATTTATGGTGATCCAAAAGGATTACTTTGAGTGAAATCTAATATGGTATTTGCTTCTGTCTGTATATCTGCATTTTCGGCAAATGAATCATTTGTTATATTATCATTTACAACTCTTATTTTATAAGTTGCATTAGAAACACCACCAACCAGAATTTCTCCTGGGTAGAATTGTCCAGTAATATTAGATAGTTCTAATTGATTTGTACCAGCATCCCAAGACTTAACTCTGGCTGTATGTGAGCTTATTCCACCAGTAACTGTCTCATTATATTGATATGTACCAATTCCTATCATATAAGGACTATCAATAATAATTTGTGGTGCTACTGTATATCCTAATCCAGAATTGATAACATTAATTGTTGTAATTGTACCATTAACTAAAGTAACTCTAGCAGAAGCAGATACACTTGAAATCCCAACAAAAGAAACAATAGGTTCTGTTGCATACCCAGAACCACCACTATTAACTGTAATGGCACCAACAATACCATCTCCAATAGTTGCATATGCATCTGCTCCAGTTCCACTACCACCATAAAAAGCAACGGTTGGAGCAACAGTATATCCATATCCAGAATTTGTTAATTCAACTCCTTGAACCCTAAACAATGTTGAATCTGGTTCACATAAATCTACAATTCCCCCAATCATAGTTGCTATACCAGTGGCAGTTACTCCACTTATTGGTGAGCCAAATTTCACTTGAGGCGTTGTTTTATATCCATCTCCTCTATTAGTGAGAGTAACTAATCTAACCCCACCATTTACTATGGTTGCAGATGCGGTTGCGGTAATACCAGCACCAATCATATTAAATGTCTCACTATATCCTTGTCGTTCTACATTATCATCAATAAAATCAACTCCCGTATCAATAAGTTCATCACCATACCGGAATAGTTCACATTTTAAATTATAGACATATGTTTTTTGTAATTGATAGAAAGGATTTTCGTGTTCTATGTATTTTATTTCAAACAATCTATCTCCTAATGGAAAATATATCAAATCTCCTTCTTTTGGTCTTGAAGATAATTCAATATTTGGAACATTGGCTATTAATGGAGCAATATACATCTCATAACGTTCTCTTGATATAATAAGAGTCAAATCATCCATTGGCTGAATGCCAAATTTGGTCATTAAAGTTCCCGCACCCTCATATCCATCAAACGTATCTACATATGCCTCAATTGGATATGCGTGATTAAACTCAGATTCAATAACCTCTTTTATTATTCTTCTTTTTGTTATATATTGTCTTGGAATATAATATACTTCTATTCCGTACATTTTTAATTGTTCATTAATTAAATCTTGAATTAATCCCTGTTCTGATTTTGACCCTTGTAAGAAATATGGATTTAACATAATTATACTCTACTAAAGGTATATCCACGATGACGAGTTTGTCCTTTTTTATTCAAACACTTACAAATCGCACTAGTATCCCCACTAATATAATCTGCACATTCCTTTATTGATTCAAATTTTTTATTTAATTCATTTATCATAACTGATTTTGATGGTATATGATTTCCTTTACCTTTTTTTGTATTTGATATTTTTTTTCCTCTTTTTTTTCTGTCTTCAACCGACAAATTATCCCAAAATTTTTGTACTCCTGCAATATGATTATTATTTCCTTTTTTCATACGAGGGGGATTCTCTCCACCATCAGTTTTATTATAAAGAATACCTGTTCCCAAATCCTTTCTTCCATATTTTTTTATATACATTTTTTCCATTTGCATCGCATCTTCCTCTGTAAGATTATCTGCAACTTTTATTCTTCTTTCTTTTAGGGGAAGACTTATTCCAGGATGAGCTTTACTATCTATCCTACCATTGCACCCTTTACCAACATAGTAAGGAGTACCATCTTCTCGGTTATAAAAGTAGCAATAGTATTTTTTCATATCTTAACCTATAAGGTCCAGTGGTGGAAGTTCATACGTATTAGACATTCTTTCTGCTATAATATCTAATTCTCTCTGTGCATCATCATAAATTTGCCTTCCGTTTAGTTCAACACCACCAGGTAATTTAACACCCTGGAATTTAATAAGATTTTGTCCCCATTGTTTCTTAATTAAAGCTGTTAAATATGGTTTAATAAAAGAATCATTCCATACTCTAGGAAAATCATTTGGGTCTAACAGCCGATAACAATCTATTATTAGAAACTCACCAACCTTTAATGAAGACCAATCAATATCAAGATATAATCTATCCATTCTTTGATTGAATCTAATTTGCTTTTCTGTACTCAATAGCCAATCAATATCCTCTAGATATCTCTTAACCATTGAATAAGAAAGTAATTCAGTTGACCCCCAGTAGTAAATATCGTTTAGAAATAATTGATATTTAATACTAAACATTCCACTAGATACACTATTAGCACCACCAAATTTGAATATCTTATTAATGCCGATTACAGATGGTGGAACCTGAAGATAGTTACTATTTTCATAATAAGAGAAAGTAGTGGAAGAACCAGCAATATTAGTGGTCGCAGTAGTTGTTACAATACCAGAAGATGTTGTACCGGCATTAGGAGCAATTGAAGCACGACCTCTATCTATATCATTTTGAGTAATTTGGTATTTTAAATATATTTGAGTTACACCATCAAAGTGTCTCTCTTGGAAATATTGAATAGCATCATCTACACGGTCTTCTAATTGTTCTTGCGCTACGTTAACCTCCAGAACTGGAGCACCCAATTGTCGTAGGCAGTAGTCTATTAGTTCTTGTCTAGATGATGGTTGTGCCATTAGAAACTCAGAATTACTTCTTGTTGTTTAAGGTATAATTTTACATACGATTTTGCGAAATTTCGCAATAAATCTACATCACATATACTATCTATATCTCTTGATATTTTCTCATATTCAAATAATTTATTTACATTCTCAAGAACTATGTCATTTGGGTTCATTTATTAAACTCCGTAATAAGGTTTTAATTTCAGATAAATCGTCTTTAACTATTTTCACATCAGATTCTAAATTTTTTATTCGTTGTTTTTCATCATTCATTTTTTTTCTTTGTTGCACATACACATTATAATCGTGTTCATTTTTATTTACTATAACATTTGTTACCGAATTTCGGTAGAGTCCAGGTATACCTTCAACTGGAATTAAATTCATATTATGCTAAAGCGATGATTCTCAAATTTCTGAATAATGGAACAACTGCTTGATTTGTGGTTGTTCCAATTAATTTTATTCTGAATGAATTGAATGAAGTAAGTTTATCAATAGTAAATTTGTACTCATTAAACAGGGATAATGGTGGATTAAATACATAAGAGTCTACTTTAGCTATTTTTCTATCCGGTAATCCATCATTTAATGCGCTATCAATTACTATTCCATTATTATCTAAATTATTATATCCAGGGAATGGTACAAATATTGCCTCCTTGGCACTTGCTCCAGGATTAATGGAATAGAATGCTCTTACATCACTGTAATTATTAATATATGCATCAACAAGTAATTGTATGGATGTTGCTGGATTTTCTAGATTAATTGTTTTGGTAGCATAATAAAATGCATTTGGGTCATCAATAATACTGTTAACCCTAGGGTCATTTGCATAATCTGTAATAGGATTATTTATTCGGTTTGAAGTAAATACAACTTTACAGTGCTGTAAATCAATAGCTGGTGATAATTTAGAATCAGAAGAAGATAAATTCATATTAACCGTAAATGATTTATTTGCGGGTAAACTACTAAGATAAGTAGATTGATTAATATCGGATGCAACAATTCTTGGGGAATCAAAGTAATTTGGATTATTTAATGTAATATCCTGGAATCCTTTATCCACAAATTCAGATTCTGTCCCATTTAGACTTCTTCCGCTAATTGTTCTGGCTGAACAATTAATTATTGTACCAGTAGGAGTTATAGTTTTGATTGATGGTGTAATTAGCTCAAATGGAATATTATAAGTTGATTTAGCTAATGTTCCGCCGGTATTGGTAGTAGAATTAAAATGAAGTATTGGAAATCCAGAGGACGTTGTACTTCTATTTACTCCATTTGTTGAAGTATCCACCTTCACGTGATAATAGTCAAGATTTGTTTGTTCTATAACATCAATAACGTCACTCATTGCGTGTGATGTATTGATTCTTCTTAGTGATACTCCATTAAGTTCATATTTATATACTAAATCACCTGAAGCATATGAGAATGGTTTTGTATCATCTATACCTCGTGTTATACTAGTTAATGTATTTCCGGAAATTCCAGTATATTTAATGATTTCATCACCTATTAATACATATCCTGGATTAGTAGTAGCAACACCAACATTTTCAAATGTACCAAAATTAGTTGAACTTGTAATATTAATAGACCCACTGTCTCCCGAACCATAATTGGTGGTGAGTGTGGTTGGTAATGTATCCGAAGTTACATTACCAACATTAATCAAATTAGAAGCCGCTGTTAAATTCGTATTAACGTGCATTCCGTGATTCTTTTGATATACTTTAAAATGTAATCCATCACTTAATGTGGTAATGGGGGATGATGGAACAACAGTTGCTCCATTTAAATTAGTAGTAGTTCCAGAATTATTGACGTATTTAATATAATTAGTTATTCCAGTTAAAAATTCTCCCTGTACATTATCAACAATTAATTGATTCTGTCCAGTTAAAGTAGCGACACTTAATTTCATTCCCAATCCTAGGGTATTTGACCCAATTTGAATTGGTGATAATACATCTCCAATAGTATATCCTTGTCCACCAGCTAATATAGTTGCCCCAACAGCAACTCCATTAGCTACTGTTATATTTGCTGTAGCATTTATACCACTACCAATATAGCTAGTTAATGCAACTCCGGTAAATGTATAACTCCCCGAAGATGGGGTATATCCAACTCCAGCATTTGTTATAGTTAAAGTATTGGTAGCACTTCCACCATACCCAACTAATTTCCCAGTTGCGTTTGATCCATTTTGGAGAATGGTATTACCAACAGTTAGTCCAGAATCATTAACTGTTGTTCCAATTCCAATTTTTACATTATTTGATATAGTGATTAATGAATCCTTCGCTAATAGCTCTAAATCTGATGGTAATGATGGATTAAACAATTGAACGGATCCATTAGGAACAAAGTTTGCTCTATAAATCTCAAATGTTAAATCATCATATTGGCTGGGTGTCCAAGTAGATGCATTTTGTGAAGTAAATAATGAACCAAGTAATCTTTGGGTACTTACTGGAACTTTTCCACCATTTTGACTGTTAACATTAAATTCACCCAATCTAGATATCCATACATTGTATTCGGATGAGTCTGAAATAACTACCAAAGCATACTCTTTTTGCCCCTGTAAATACACTGGTGCATCAAAGGTGAAAGTGGTTGGAATACTAGCATCATCGGATAAATTAATTTTATCTGGTGGTAATATTACTTGAGAATACGCAAGTATTTTTCTACTTGGAGTTCCAAGTTCTACTTCTCTTATTTGTAGAGTTACTGGAAGAATTGGGTCTTTGGTGTTAAAATATAAATCAACTTTTGTGACAAATATTCCAGTATTTTCATCTACAGCAAAACTTTGTGCCAATGGGTCTTGATATACTCCAGTTAAACTAGATGAAGTTCCTGATGTGAATGTAGTGCTAGCGGTATCTGACCCATCTAACGTTCTATGTTGTGGTGTTTGATCTATGTGGTCAACAGTAGCATTTCTTAGAGTTAATGTAGTTTCTTGGGTATTATCTATATCTCCCTGTGAGAAAAATATTTCCTCGGCGGAAGTTGTTACTATCCCTGGGATTTTTGAATCTATTGAACTACTTGTTAATCTTAATCTATTTCTTCCAGTTTCAAATATTGGATTAGCCGTATTTTTACTATCAGGAACTAGGAAGGAACCAATTATTGTTCCTAAACTATCGGTAATTAATCTATTATTAGTAATAGTTGCTTCAGCACCACTAGTTTGTCCCTTAAGTATCATTCCAGTTTTAATACATCCAGTGAGTGTAGGTAAACTTTCGGAAGATAGGGATGCGGTATCAACATTTAATATAGTAGAAGTTGCTGAATATGCTGATTGTATTGTATTTGTTTTGTCATATGGATTTTTATCAAAGGTAGAGCTTGGTATATTATATGCACCTTCTTTATGATTAGAAGTAGCAACCCTAAAAGATATAGTAGTAGTTGAACCTGATGTACTTGTTTGATTAGCGGTTGGTGTTGTTCCTTTAACAGTTTCTCCAACTAGGAATACTCCAGAAGACATTGAAATTTCAAGAAGTTTACTGAAGCAGAAACTGTTTACATCAATATTATCAAAGAAACCATAGACTTGAGTATATGGTTTTAATCTCTTTCCAGTAAATTGGATATTTCTGGACCTCATAGTATGAATAATATTTCTACTTATTATTCTATTACCAAGATTTGATGTATCTAGTTTTTCAGTTACCTTTGTTTGTGTTCCTGTTCGTTGTTGATCTAATGTTACTTTAACTTCTCCACTTACTGTGGATTTTGTTTCTGAATTTGTTGTTTCCGCCAAGAATGAACTTGGAACAACTCCATTTCTAGCATCTAGAGCATCAGATCCAAATTGCATTGCGAATTCATCCGCAGTTCCAGCCCTAGATGATGTTGTTGGAGTTGTACTGGATGATGAATTTAGATTAAAATCAACATTAACTCCAGTTGTTTCCCACGAATTCCAAATAACTGGACTAATTCCACTTCTTGCACCATTCGCATCTGCTGTGACAACAGCCCGCATTGCCTGAGCAACACCAAGAAATGACCCCTCCATTGTTACTGCATTTACTTTTTGTTGAGCAACATCAATCCACACATCTACCGTTGGGTCAAGTTCAATTGAACCTTCCCATAATTTTACTAGAAATGGAGTTACATTCTCAGTTCTTGTAGCAAATGGTTGTTTTAGCCAAGATGTATCACTATAATCAAGTGTGACTACATCTTTATTTCTTTTTGTGTTAGTTCCTAGGATATCTGCATATCTAGTATCTTGATTGGCTGTTGCTTTTGTTCCTATTTCCAGATTTAATGCGGTACTATAATGAGATGGTCTTAATTCTTTTCTTGTTATATCAATACAGTTATTGACTCCAATACTAACATCTTGATTATCCATAGATGTGAAATTATCTACGGAGATACCAGATTTAAATCTATTTAATCCATTAGAATCTGAAATAAATGAATTAAATGTTGCATTTTCAACTATTGATAGTGAAGTATAATATTCTAGATTTTTAATTCTCGTCTCTAATCTAGAAATATCATCCATTTGATATCTTCTATGTGGAATAGAAGTAATTTTGACATTTTCTGCAGAATAAAGATATGCTGGTAATGCTATATTAGCAATATTCATTGCACCAGAAACTTCTTCTGGTAATTGTGGATTATCAGAAGGAGTTCCATATTTTACAGTAAGAATTCCAGATTTATCTATGAAAATTCTATCAATTCTTGGCAAATAATAAGAATATGATAGAGACATAGACTCACCAGACGCTATGATGTTCTTAGAACTATGTTGTCCGGTAGTACCCAAATCAAATGATCTACCATAAAATTCAAATGGTGATCTAGAATCTACAGTTACTGTATAATCAACTACTCTAGGTCTAGCATCTATTATATCTGTATTTCTAATAGAATTAACAGTTGGGATTTCTGACGTGTAATTGTATCCATTATATGATTCTACTGTTGTAATATCACCAATATCTGAAGAATTATATACTCCCTTAGAAAAATAAAAAATTAATTTACCCTTTGGTTCTTCTACTTCAGACTTTCTTAGTATTCTTGAATAATCATAATGAGTTAATGTTTGTCCATTTGTGAAAGTATAATTTTTTGTTATATTCTTACTACCAGAATTTAATTGAGATACAATAGCACTAACATTAGAGGTAGTGAATGTAATAACTTCGCCATTCTCAAATGAAATTGAATTTTTTTGTATAAATTCAATACTGGAATCTCCAGTCCTGACAATATATAATGCTCTTGCTCCACTTACAGTACCAACAATCTCCTCACCAAGTATTAAATCATTTGTTGTTGATGTTGGTCCATCTAAGGAACCAACAGTCATATATGGAGCAGTTGGGTTTGCAGTTGTATTGGATTCAAATATACCATATATCCTGACAACATCTGGAACATTTAAACAAATTACATCATCTTGAACTCTTGTTCCAAATGGGTAATTTCCATATGTTAATCCATCATTTACTGTTGCTTGTCCGGTTCCAGAATATGAATATTTTGATTTACTTATTACTAGATTAGATACAATATGTTGTTTTTTAGATTTTGATTTTATTTTATCTTTTCTTAACGTTGCTATTAATATTGCCCCAGTATTATTTGTGCCTAGTCCATTAATTACTAATTCAGTTGAACCAGGAGTAAAACTAAATTTATCTGAAGATAGTGGTTCAATAGCACCATCTGAGCGAATTAGAATATATCTTTCTTCATCAAATGGTAAAAATACTTCATTTTCTCCAGAAAAAATAGTTGCAGTTGATTTACTTGTTATATTTGTAGTAAATTGCTTGCGGATTGTTAAACTAGAATTTATTAAGTCTATAGATTCTATATTTTCTTTTGGTAGAATACTGAATAATGATCTATTATCTGCTGCATTACCACTACCAGAAATTTTTTGTATATCAGATGATACTACAGTTAAATCTGTAACAGCGGTAAGTGCGGATGGTAGTCCACCATCACATACTCCAGTAACTGTAGTAACACCAGATATAACAATAGAATTTGTAGATACTGTGGTCACTTTTGCATATGATTTATCTGTAAATCCAACTCTAGAATATCTTACTATATTTCCAACGGATACTGTACCTGGAAATGTAATTTGAGAAGTACTAATGGTAGAAATTCCACCACTAGTAGCAGATATATCCGCTACTCCAATAAATTTAGATTGTGTCTGAATAACATCTGCAGTAAATGTACTTGATGTGCCAACAATACCATATACAGACTGAACATCGGAAATACCAAAATTAGTAACGGCAATACTTACTCTACTATTATTAGATACCCCATTGAATACTAAATTTTCTCCAATAAAGAAATTACCATTTACTTGATATGCAGTTAATCCAGTTCCAACACTAACGGCAGATTTTAGGAATGCTGTTGCTCCACTAGATTCACCTTTAATATAAGTTGGTAATGTAAGAGTTACTGGAGTATTAACTGTAATATCAGTATATGTTTGTACATCAAATAAAGATACGCTCCATTCATTTATATTTAAATTAGATGTATTATATGAACCAGATTCCATTTTGAAATCATATATTCTGGCAATACCGATTTCTTTACCAGCAGCAGATGTTTGAGTTGACCCAACTCTATCATTTCTTAAACTTAATGTGTTGGATGTATTAAATCCAATAGTTGCTGATCCATATACTCTATTTACAGACAATGTTGGACCAAATCCAAAATTTACTGCCTGGTTATTTATTTTATTTGTGGTTCTTGGTTTTGGTACATCTAGAAAAGTTGGTCCCTCAGTCTTAACTTCATATCCTCTAACATATGCTTTTCCTGGACCTATTTTATAGATTGCTATAGAATCGCTTGGGACATTTCCACTGGATGTCTGTTGATTGGAATTATATAATCCACGGTTACCATATCCATTATTTAAACTTTCCTTACAAAAAACAGAAAATTCTCTTATATAATAATGTCCAGATTCATCAAATGTCCTTGTTGCTAACGCATCCCCTAAAATATTATACTCAATGGAATCATTAATATCTCTCAAAATCCCATTCTCAACTGTAGCTAGTTGAATAAAATTTTGGTCTTCAAAATCATTTATTGATTTTTTGGCAAGTGTTGCTGTTATTTTTAGTCTATCTGCTCCAGGGGCAGCATAATTATTAAATCCTTTGGAATTATCATTCAGTGTTGGATCTAGTTCTTGAGTTATTATTTGTTCATATACATCAAATCCAACTCTATAACTAGGTGTATTGGTATATTGATCTAATATTAATATCTGGTCATTAACATTAACAAAGTGTCCTCTTAGAAAATATACCCCACTACTAATAGTAAATGCCGATCCAGTTGAAGATGCATTTGATGATATTACCGTAGAGAATCCCTCTCCAGCAGAAATAGAGGTAGTTGAATATTCTAAATTCTCATCTGTAATTAAAATTTCGCCATCAGTAAATTCTCTCGTTGTGAAATTTACTGAATTTGATTCTAGATAATCAATATATATTGTATAATTATTCTTCTCAGATACCGAATTGGTGATATAAGTCACTACTTTGGCAACTACCCCAGAAGATTGCCCACGTATCTTTTTACCAACTAGTTGATCTAAGTATAAAGATACTGGAATTCCAAGAAATTCACTCTCAATTTGTACTGAATAAAAATTACTAGAGTACTTTGTTTGTCCCGGAATTACTTTAGCTCCCTCTTTAAAGAAGTGGGTACCAAATTGTTCTACTTGATTCTGTAATATTGACTGTAAACTAGTTAATTCCCTAGCTTGAACAGGGGATGTTGGTTTGAATAATACCCTATAATAATCACTTTTGGGACTAAAGTCATCAAAATATGGAGCAACATTAAGACTAGTTTCTTGTGGCATAATACTTTAGAACTGCAAGATGATTTTTATATCTTCTTTCTGAGAAGTGGATCTAGTTATAGATGGTCTATTATCAACATAAATTATGTTGCCAGAATATTTTTTAACTTCTGGTTGTGCAACACCTTGATTAAAATTTTGACCAAGATAATATGTTCTACTATTTATTACAGTAGATATACCAGTAAATCCAGTATCAATTCCAAGATTTATCGTACCACCGTGAATGATTAAATTCCCACTAGTTGTTGGTGATGCGGTAAATCTATTTAAATTAAATCCATAAATTGGAGATGAATTTAATGAATTATCTGTATTGAATCCAACAACGGATCTATCTTGCCAATATTTTAATACCCCAGTATTTTGGTCATATGATATTACTCTACCAACTGCAGTTGAACCAATTCCAATTGTTTGTGTGACAAATGTATCTGCAGTAAATATTGCTCCATTATATCCAGTTCCACTCAATTTAAGTGCATAAACAGCACTTGCTTTATCGGGAGTTAAATTTTCACTTGACCCATATGATTTTGGATTTTCAATTATACCAACTCTGGCTATTTGATTACCAATTATAAAATCTGGATTTTCTGTATCATTTTCAATTCTTGAATATATTAGTACATTATATGCACCCAATTAACGATAAATGTCATATCCATGCCCACCGTCTGGTGGAATTATTACATCAAAAGATGGTTGTATGGACCCAGTTGGTACACCACCAGCGACCAAATCTAGAGTACCATAAGTGTATTGAGAACCACCATTAGAAACAACAACGGATTCTATTTTTGAATCACCATTGATTACAACAGTTGCTTCCGCCCCATATCCATCACCTCTGATGGGGACTTTTGTGTATATTTTATTTGGTAAACCTATTCCAATTCCTCTATTTGTTATTGTGATTATTTTTAATTGTCCACTAGATGTTGCATTATTTCTAATGGATACACTATCAATAGATGATTCCCAATTTTTTGGTACTGGAATATAATTGGTGGAATCAAATTTAATAACTTCACTTGGTTTAATTGTATAGAGATATTTCCAAATATACCCATCTCCACTTGTACCCGCCTCTCTTGGTTCTAAATCTGTAAATGTTGGCTCATCAAGAGATGGTCTTCCAGAAATATTATCAGGACTTATTCCATTATGTAGACAAATGTATACTCTATAGTCACTATTAAGAATATAATAATTGGCAGAATATAAATTTGTTGAGCCAGATGGGTTAGCTCCTTTATTTGGATCAACACTTATATCATGACGATACATATCGTATGTTGTGCCAGAAGTCCACCTCAATTTTTTAATAACTTGACTAACATCATTGGAATTGATTTTCTTCAATCCAATCATTGTATCCCAATAATTGTTTTCTTCATCAAAATTATCTTTTGGTGAAGGTGGAGACACATCCCAGTCGGATTGGAAACTAGTGGCGTTTGGTAATCCAACAAAAGTATAGTATGAATTGTTAGTGGATGATACTCCAGAAACAAAGTTCTTGGCGTTTAGTATACGCAATTGGTCAGTTATAATAGCAGGCATTTTAAATATTTTTCTTTATTTAGGATAGATAGTTTAGATATTTTAGTGGATTGATTCTAGTTACTACCGAAGAGGTAGTTAATCCAATAATTCCGTTTCTAGTGTACGCATTAAATTCTTGTGGTATGGATCTATCCCCCAATACTATCTTACCCCAAGAAAATTCACCAAAATAGGAACTATATCCAGTTCCAGTCAATGAATTATAATTAGAAACACTAACAATTACTCTAGATACATGAGTTATTCCAATTCCAGTAACACTTGTTTGAGCAATAGATACGTCAGCAACTTCATATACATTATCTAGATATTGTGTACTAATACCAAGAATTGATGAATTCTGATATAACGAAGTTACTCCATTTCCAATATTTGTATTAAATGTTGAGAAATAGTATCCAGTTTGTATTCCACTTATAGTTGTCACTCCAGTTATAACTGAATTTCTTAAATCCGAATTCATAGGAATATATAAATCAAATATTATTCCAGTAGAAGCTACACCAACAGAAGTAGTCTTAACACCAACAATAATACCATAGTCCCCAGAATAGGATACATTTTTAATTTCTTCATATACTAATGATGGAGATTCAATCAATACAGATGGTGAATTTGTGGGGGTATATCCGATTCCTGGATTTATAATACTAATGCTAGTAACAATTCCGGATGTTATGGCTGATTGTGCAGATGCCATATAAGTGGAACCAATTCCTATGGGGTAACTAATCGTTACTGATGGAATAGATGCGTATCCACTACCACCATTTGATATATTAATTGAAGAAATTGTTCCGGCTATTGATACAATAGCTGTTGCTGCTGCACCAATTCTCTCGTCTTGTGATATTAATACAATTGATTTTTGTAATTGGTCTGTTGAATTCTCATTTAAACTATCAAATAGTGGTCTTGCATTTTGCACGAACATCACATCAGACCCAATACCAACTGATTGAATCATATAAGTCGTTGGATTAATTAATGGTTCATATTTTACTCTTGATTTTCCAACAACTTTTCCATTAATAATTTTATCTACTAGTTGTCTACACCAATTAATTGGTCTAACTATTAGTTCATCATTAGATAATCCTGGTCCCGGATATGGATTTGTTTGTATTAAATCTGTTGCATTTATTCTTGTTACTGCTCTTTCATCTTGAAGTAAAGAATTATTTTGACCAAGTTCTGGTGAATTTCTTAATTGTACATCGTCCCCAATTTTTATAGTTTCTAATATATCATTATAGATGACATCTATTTCTCCGCTACCCTTATAAAACAATAATTTAGATAAATCACCTGCTTTTGGTGATTCATTAAATGTTATTGTGCTACCACCATCAAATAAATATGCATCTCCGGGAATTTGTAATACATTATTAATAAACACAAATAGTGTTGCTTGGATATCTATATTTGATCCTTTTTTAGCACGAATAGTTATTGGCGATTCGTTTAGTGATATTCCAAATGTCTTAGCTGTACCATCAAATTGTGGATCTAATCTATCCAATACTTGTAATTGCCCTATAGACCACGCGGAGAAACTAGTGTTATATGTTTTATCTATAAGTATCTGAAATTCTTCAAATGGTTTTGAAGAATCAGTAGGTATACCAGACAATCCTCCAAAATTTACAGTAAGTATTTCATTTGGTTGATAACCATACCCAAAATTATTAATTGTTAGGTCAATTATACTAGAACCACTACCAACAACAATATCAATATTTGCTTCAGTTCCTACACCAACTGAAGAAGATGTGCTATAAATTAGTGGGATATTGGAGTAACTAAATGGCGCATCAAAAAATACAGTTGGTGGATTTGTGGTTGTGTATCCAGTTCCTGGATTTGTTATAGCAACACTAACAATGTGTCCATTACTAATTGCTGCTGTTCCTATAAATTGTATAGTAGCCGCGATATCATCATCAGTTCTTACTCCAACATTTACGTGAGTTTGAATTCCCGCCCTATATCCAGCTCCACTATTACCAATACTTATTGATGATATTGTACCCGCAATGGAAACAATCGCAGTTCCTCCAGCAGATACTAGTGGTTGATATCCAAATCCACTAGAAGATCCAACAGAAACTATAATTCCACCAACAGGAAGACTAGATGTATTGATATCATAACCAACAGATGAAGCTGCTCCTATGAATGATATTGTACTTATTCCAGAATTTTCTGAAATAGTATAATTTTCTAATGCACTCTGTACTCCTTGTGGTTGTTGAAATACCCCACCAACCAAAACTATTGCATTATCTGTTGAAAACCCAGTAACATTTTGTTGGCTAGATGTTAGAGTAAAATCACTATCCATCCCAGTAAATTCATTTGAAAAATCATCAAATACATAATTTTTAGAATATGTTTCACTTACGCCATTTACATCTCCAGATCGTAGGAATACTCTTCCGTGGAAGGTATAACTAGTAGAAATTCCAATCCAATCTCTTTCATTTGGTGGATTTGTTGTTGAGCTTATTGGAGTTAGTCCAGTTGGTGCCTCAACAAAATTAATAATATTATTTACGATATTATAATTTCCTTGATACTTTCTAACCACTGAATTAGATGGATGTGATGAGATTCCCGTTCCCATCCAATGTCTATCAACAAGTAATACATTAGTACTACCGAATCCAACAGTTTGAATCTTCATCAATTCATCATCTATTTTTATTAAATCACCACCAAAGAATGAAGTTATTTGATTAATTTTTATTGTTGAGTCATATTCATTTGAATAATCTGCAAGTGTTGTGGTCATTGCGGTTGATACAATAGGTGATTGAATTATATTGTTGAGTGATATTAGAGTTTTAGCATTTTGATTAGTTGCTGTAAATATGTGTACAGATCCAATTCCAACTGAAGTAATGTCTAAAGGCTTTGGAATAAATTTAAGTGCATCCTCAGCGGATCCAGCTAATTTTATTTTCGTATCATCAATTTTTATAGCATATACATTTGTTGGTAATTTATCAATAATACCAACTCCAACAAAGCTAGTTGATGCTATACCAATTGCCTGAGTATTTCCAATTCCAGAATTGTTATATGCTAATTTTTCTCCAGTTACATAATAATGATATGGAATTAAAATTGTATCATCTATAGTGTTAATAATAGAAGAATCTGATCCATCTATTGTTCGTTCAAATATTTTATTCAATCTATGTGTTAAATCAAATTCTCTAAGAATTGTAGTTTCTGTACCATCATAATCACCATATCCACTTACGATATTGGAATTACCCAAATCAATAATATCTGTTGATGTACTTTCTCCATATAGAGATAGTGCTAATTGAAATACTCTAACCTCAATATTCACATTAGCAATTGGAGTAAACGTTAATTGAGTTACCCCAGAAGAAATAATGGCTCCAATAGTACCAAGATTACTATTTGTTTCTAAATTCGCAAATTCTGAAAATGATACTGTAGTATCATCAATCAGGACAACTTCAGATAATTGATATTCATTATTTGTGGTATCTTCAACACTTATTAAATAATATGCTCCTCTATATGTTCCATTTTCATATTCTGCTATAACATTTTCAGTTGGAGAAACGGATGATGGAATAGAGGTGTAACTTGAGTTTAGTACCCCAGTGTTCATTGGTATAGTTCCAATTCCAGTTGCTAATGTATTTGCTATAGATACTCTTACCGTATTTGCAGTTAGTGCTACCCCAGCACTAGGAATAAAATCAATATTAATATTTGATCCAGAATAATAGGTTGAATATGTTCCTAATCCACTACTAGAGTATGAATTTAGTGAGTGATTGGTTAATTGTCCATATTCAAGAACATTTATATTTGTTCCATCGTGAACCAAATTTAATTCACTAAACTCATATATATTTCCACTTCCAGTAATTTCAACCAATATTTTAGATGACCTATATGTTGATGCAATACCAACAATAGTAGTTGTTGTTCCTATAGAAATATTTGTATTTGTTGTCTGGATATCAATAATATCACCTAATGATGTAGTTCCAATTCCAGCTGTTGTGTCTTTCAAGTCAAATGATATATAACTTAAATTATAATCATTAATACTATATTTTGTCGGGTAAAATAATAATTGTCCATTAGAACCAGCTATACTAAAATCATATGAACCAAGATCGGTAAATGTCTCTACTCTACCATATTGATTCATATATCCAAAAGAACCATCGTGTAATAGAGAAACGATAAGAAACTGTCTTTCGTGTGTGTATCTATTATCTTGTATAAAAGTAAAATATTTTTTAGTTCTTGCTGATGTTATAACAAATTCATCTACTACACTATATCTGGTGAGTCTTGGTTCACTATTAAATTGGGGACTAATATCATCTATAATAAGAACTCTATTTCCAATAGATTCAAAATAATCTGTTAATATTCTATTTTCTAGAATAATCTCATTAGATATTGTTCTGGTGCCAATTTGTATTACTTTTTCTCTGGCGAGGTCAAAATCATATTCACAATTTAGGCTACCATCACCAACAATATCCACAACAATTTCAATATTACTACTATCTCTACTATTATTTTGATTATTACTAGATACACTCTCTATAACCAAATCACTGAATTTTAAGAATCCAGCAGCGTGGTTTAGTGAATTTACTGCGTCATTCCAAGTATCAAATGGTACTTTTGATTTTAATGCATATGAGAAGTGTTGATAATAATGATTATCTGGAAGTCTTTGTGTATTGTCGTTTAAGAATCCAGTATTTCTACTCCAGCCTTTTTTAACTATGGAGAATGAATTCAATAGAATTTCAGCATCAAATTTAATTTTTGATTTTACTATACCTTGAGTATTGGAGCTTTGGCCAATAACAAGATTACCAACATCAAATGTTTTATTTGTTGATACTTTAAGATAATCAATTTTATTATTCCAACTCTCAACTACTCCAGAGTTATTTTCATATTTTACAATTTCTCCAGAATAGAAATTATTCTTCTTTAATTCAATATCAAATATTGGAAATTGTTTTTCTGGAATAGCTCTACCATTTGATTTTAATAATTGTATTATTCCTGGAGTTTCACCAGAAGTTAAGAAATTTTCTAAACTATATGTTATATTTGATTTAGATCCACCTAGAGAAGTGGATACTCCAATTAATTCAAATAATTGATAATTATAATCTTCAGAATTATAACCAGTGCCAGTTGAATTTACACCGACATTAACATTTTCAATTAATATATTATCTCCAATCTCAAATGGGAAATCTTGTGGATTACTGAAATCTTCAGACAAATATAATGTAGTATGTTTTGTTGTATCATTATATGATATTGAGTGAATACCAACACCATTTTGATTGTTTATTGGTATAATTCTTGGAATTGTATTATAAATTCCATATGTATTTTTCAGAATTTTTACTTCTGTTGCACCGAGAACGAATTGTAAATCAACATCGTCTATTATTTTGTTTGTGTATGCATCTATTACTATCAATCCAGGTGGAGAAATATAATTTTTACCACCAGAAGAAATTCCAATTTTAGAGAATGATGATAATGGGTCTACATTTAATATTTCTGGTAGATTAGCTACTGGACGTAATGTAGAATCTGTAGGATAATTGAATCCAATATCTTGTATTTTATTATCTAATATTTTACCAATAATTTCTTCCTTTACCTTAAGAATTGCCCCAGAACCATATTGAGAACTTACGCTACTGATTCCTGGGATGGTTTTATATTCAATTCCGCTATTAGTGATGTTAATTTTTGATATTGAACCTGTGGCCGTTTCGGATGTAGTTTGATATGTTATTATTGCATTTGTATTATCATATGTTGTTGATTCTGGTGATTCAAAAATTGTAAAAGTAAATGTTGTTGTACCAATACCAGAAATTGAATGGTTTCCGGTATAAACACTATTAATGACATTTATTTGATTGTGGTTTTTTACGTCTAAATCATTGACAATACCAAGTTTTGTATCTGTATTTAAATCTATATTCGTTGGTGTGAATTTATAGTATAAAATATTTGGAATTTGGTCACTTAATTGAATTGAAACATTGGCAGTTGAATCTATTCCTATTTTACCAGATTTAATTACTTCAAATTTACTTGTCGTTTTAGATGAATATAATTTTGTATTAAATTCTGAATCAATATAAAAATCAAAATCAAATGCGGTATATTTGATTGCTCCATTAACAAATGATAAAGTTGAATCAGATAAATCAAATTTTAAAGTATTATTTTTTCTAATATTTACTATTGGATTTATTTTTGAAATAGTTCCACTTGATGCTGTTGTTATATTGATGGTTGTTGGATAATCACCATCAAGTTGTGATTTTTCAGATACTAATTTTATTCTATTATTATCATAAAATATAACATAATATATCTTTTCGTTTTCAAGTCCACCCGAGGAAGAAGACGAAGTATGTATTACTTTATCTCCGGTTATGAGACCGTGATTTACTATCTGAATAGTATTATTTGTGATGTCAACATCAGAAGCAATGAAGCTTTTAGAATCAAATATTATTCTCCGATTATAGTCATCATACTTAACAGATACTGTAGTTATATTAAACGGTTTAATTTCCATATCAATGGAATCAAACACAGAAAGCCCGTGAGTGGCTGCTGTGGAGACCGTGACGTGGTTCTTATTAACTTGACCAACAACTACATTGGGATTTGATGTTTTAAGACTATGATATACTCCAGTACCATTGTCGTGGAAATATAATATCCCAGCTGTTATGCCAATTCCAACATATGTTCCAGTAGTTCCTAATCCAACTTTTATTGTGGATATTCCTAAGAAATCTTTAGATATAGCGGTAGCATATACTATATCACCCAAATAAAATGTTGATATTCCAGTATTGGAGACTAATAATGAATTACCACCATTATTTGAATATAGAAGTTCTTCTCCAGTTTTAATATTATGATTTGGTAAATATATTGATTGTGTGGGAACAAATATATTTGTTGGTCCAACCCCAGGATTAGTAAAGGTAATTGTTATTCCAATACCAATTCCAGAAGTTGTTCCTACTCCAACAGATTCAGATGGGTCAAAATAAATTTCTTTATTTATTGGGAAATTTCTGGTTGTATTATACCCAACATTAAATCTAAATTTTCTTGGATTTTCATATAAAATAGTATATGATGAATGCGCCAATCCTATGGTGGAATTCTGTTCTCTTACTACTCTAATTCTAGATGTTTTTTGGTCAATATTGAGAACTTTCACATCCTCATCTTCAATTTGTAATATATCATTTTCACGAATAAATGGATATTCCAATGCACCAGAAATATAAAAATATGTAACTATTCCTGTTACTGGAGTACTACCAATTCCTAGGGACAATACAAAATTATCATTGCGAATTCCTAGTTTATAATTTCCATTTAATTTTGATACAGATGTACTTAATCCAGATATTGAGATTAAATCAAAATTACTTAATTCGTGTGGAGATGAGGAAAAACCAATAAATTGATTAGATGTGGTATCTGGAGTTAATTCAATATTGAATATAGATGTTGATGCTGTACTTACTTGAGAAACAGTTTTCCCTAATATTTTAGATACTTTAGCTGCGGCACCAGTTCCACCGGTAGTAGAATTATCAAAGATGATACGATCATTTATAACATAGTTAGTTCCACCAGTTATTATACCAATATTTTGAATACCATCTGTGGATGTTGCTATGATATCAATATATTGTTTATCTGAATTAATTATATAATTATATCCACTACTATCATTGTTGATATTATATGGTGTAGTATTTCTAAACCAGGATGTATTTTGTAAATTTGTATCTATTTGATTGGAAGTTTTTTTAAAATTAAACTCATTTGGTTTGGATTTATATGTATTTCCAACCACATATGGATATACTGGTCTTCTATAATGATTAAATGTTCCTCCACTATCGTTGGAATTTGGGTTTATTGTATTGAAATATGCATATGTCCCATTTGGAAATTCTGGAGTTAAACAAAATCTCCCATTATGTTCATCTAGGTCTCCAGTTCCTTTAAATTCGTAATCATTAATAAAAAATCCTTGTGGAAATGCGGAAACACTAGGCCGATTATCTTTATTTACTAATTCATATCCAGATTTCATTAATCTAGTGAACCCACCAGAATTGGAAGTATATCCATATGGTCCATAAATTGGATTTCCATCATATGCCCATCCAATAATTGGTGAATGTTTGAAGGAATTTAGAGGGATATTTTCCTCATTATTTTCGACTTTTAAGTCTGGAACACCATATAAAGTTACATTATCTTGATTTTTTACGTAAATATTTTTTCTTAATATTCTTGGTGGATATAGGTGAAAATATTGTAATTCATCCGCATTTACAGATGATTTTTCAATAATACCATCATCATTTTCAATAATATTTAAATTTTTATGAAATAAATCTACATTCCACGTCTGTATTTGTGTATTAACATTACATCCGACACCAGCAGAAACCACTTTAATTTCAGTATCATTACCGAAACCAATTCCACCATTAACAACATTAATGGATATTAATTTCCCATTTTGAATAATTGGAGTTAATTTATGATAATTTCCGGATCCGGTGACTATAATATTTGGTGGAGAGTTATAATTTGAACCGGAGTTTCTAATAAGAATTTCGGAAATTTTTCCATTATTGATAATTGGAGTAATTTCAGCATCACTACCACTAATAAATGATATTTCGGGATTGCGAACATAATTTAAAATTTCTGATGACCCATAACCAACGCCAAAATTTGTAACATCAATAGAATCTATTCCACCTCTAAAGATTGGTTGTATTTTAGCAGAAAAGTCCTGTCCAGTTCTGGTAGAAACACCAATTGCTCCAGATATATTAACAATTATATTTGGATAATTGAAATAATGTGTTCCAGAACCAAAGGAGGTTATATCAATCGGTTCATTAATAGTTGTATTATATAATGAGAATGTATCATTATCAATTTTATTGACATAATACTGTGTAGTAGTAGATAATCCACCAATAACACTTCCAGTTGATGAATATACTACAGTTTCTCCAGTATTATATCCGTGATTTTTTATAGTAAATTTATCTGATGATGTATTAATTCCTACAGATTGCGCTATTCTTTTTTTATTCTGATAATTTTCACCAGAATTAGTAACTACGATATTAGATATTATTTGCTTCTTATTTGTTGCTTTTATATTATGTATTCCAGAGCCATATGTTTGTAGGCTTACTGTATTAATGCCAGTAATTGAATCTGATTTAGTATTATGTAAAGTAATTCTAAATGAATCAATTATATAAACATAATAATTCGCATCTGTTGTTAGTCCAGATATTCCATTTTGATTATCAGTTTGATATACTACACTCTCATTGTCTCTAAATTTATGATAAGTGGAGAATCCGATAGTGTTTGTAACTAAATTAACACTTGTATATGTTGATTCTGCATTAAAAGGTACAATATGATCTATTTTAGTCATATTTACTTCTGCCTTTGCACCAATACCATTTCCGCCAGTAATGGTAATAATTGGAGTATGTGTATAATCAAAACCAGAATCAATAATATTAATTCTTTTCAATTGACCAATTACAGCACAGGTTCCAGTTGCCCCAGTACCAATTGGATCTGAAATATTGATTAGTGGTGGATTAATTACATCATAATCATATCCAGGTGATGTGATTTGAATATCATCTATTCCACCATAAGATACAAAATCCGTAGATTTATAATTAAGTATCTCCACACCATTAATTAAAATCCCAACAGGTCCCGGAACAGTATTAAAAGTGCCACTAAGAGTATTTGGTGGAAGAATTTCTCTTACTATATTTTGGGCATTTACTGTTCTATTATGAAAATCAAAGTATGTTATTTCATCATTTTCTATTTTTCCAGAGACAGTTATAAATTCTTTTATTAAAAGATTATATTTACTTGTTGCTAATTTAATTGTTGTTGCATCTACTCTGTATATGAAGTATAATCCACTTAATAAATTAGAAGAATTATAAATCTTTTGATTATAGTATATTGAATCTCCAGTATAAAAACCATGGTCTTTGGATGTACTTAATGTAATTAATTGATTATCATAATCTCCAGATAATATAATGAATTTGGAGTATGCATTTAATGGTTGATCTGGATAATTTGGTAATGATGAAGATGTAATTAGAACATCATTAGTAAATTTTACATATGAATTCTGAATATTGGCATTGTATTTCTCTAAATTAGAATATATTGATTTTACTTTTAGTATGTTTCTCTCTATTACATAATATACAGTTAAATTTAATGGCGATGCAGTTTTTATAGTGAAAGACTTATTTGTTATTATAGATTCTACGATACCATTTATTGTAGATGCATCACTACCAGTTAATGTTACACTATCTCCAATACGAAATAAAATATTATCATATGTTATTAAATTATATTTTAATTCAGATAAATCAGATACACTAAATGTTCTGACATTATAATATACCTTAGTATTATAAATTAGACTATTTGTTATTACATCGTCTGCTAATTTACCCAATGAACGAATTCGTATAGTATCGTTCTTAGAATATAGATATGTATCCTGATATGTTTTTAACTTCTCAAGAACTGAATTGATTCTTATTGTTATTAAACTTGTTGAATTGTCCTCATATCCATAAGCAAATACATTTAATCTAATCTCTTCAGTATCAAAAATTGTACTGGTAATTCCATCAACATTATAAAATTGATTTATTGATTTATCGGTGTAAGTTAAAATTTGTCCATCTAATGTAATTAATTCACCGGAATTTGGAAATCCAATAGTTGAATCTACATCTAAAGTAGTGAAACCACTAAAAGCGGAGTTTAATAATTTTGTTTTGGGGTGTACTGAAAAATCGGATAATATACTTCCACTAACATTAATATCCTTATTATAATCATAATCTAAACTTAATTTATAATAAGTTTTTCCTTCTGTATAAATTTTTTCTACATTTGTTACTGAACCTCTAGCGGATGGTATATTATAATTTTCATTGACATCTTGAAATATAGTTTTATTAATAAGATTTAATGGATTTCCACTTATTTCCTCAACTACAATATCTTTTGTTATTCTATATTCCGCATCTGATGGTCTGAAGAGATTATCTTTTGGTTTTATAATTTCTACTTCTTCACCATATAATGCTTTAAATAAAATCTTAAATGAATTATCTGTTCCTTTAGAATTATAGAAATCTTTTGATTGGGTAATGAATAATTGTTGATTTAGATTATTATATAATGGTCTGTCATCAAAACCAGGAATAAGTTGTTTTTTTATTTTCTTTAGAAATTCCTTAAGAAATAGAATAGATAAATTGTATATTAATGTTCCTGAGGTATGGTCAGACGCAACTGAACTAGTGAAAACTAACTCATCTGGTGTATTGGGACCATAGAGAGAAGTTACTCCACTGAATCCTCTTACACATTCGTTTAATGTTAATCCAGTTTTACTGACATATGTAATTATCTCATCATCAATTCTTAATAATCCATAGTTTTGTGGTAATGAATTAACAAAGTTTGTGTCTGATAATGTAATTGAAGTTTCAAACGAATCTAAATCATTCAATAATACACTAGATTCTACAACTTCATTTATTGTTTCTAGTTTTAGATATTTGTCTATATTTTGAATAAGATCCGCCGCACTCCCTTGAAATTCCTGGGAAACGTAGTATTGTTTTAAAAATTCAACAACCAGTGGAAATTCTTCTCTTACAAATATTGGAAGTTGATTCTCTACAATATTTTGTATTTTTACTCTATTTTCAATCATTCCTATCTCACCAATACTCCGTTAGAATAGCTAGATGATACCGTATAAGATGTTCCGGAAATATCTTCACCTGATGATATACGATCTGAAATCATATTCACATCAATATTATTCATATCTAATTGTAAATATAAATCCTGTAATCCAATTACATCATTAGATTGTGGTGTTGCGGATATTTCAATAATTGGTACACCACTATTTACCACGGTAGAAATAATGTTTATTGGGTTCAATATCACTTCTCCTTTGGTATAATCAATAATTCCGATAGAATTACGAACTACTATTGGTTGAGTTTCGGAGTTTAATTTAAATAGAAATAGTTTTCCTGTTTTTTTATTTGTGTTTGGAATATCTGATAGATACACAACATCCGATACTCCACTGATTGTAAATCCAGAGGATTTTATATTATATCCACTCATATCTTTAATATGAAATTCATTGCCGAAACAAATTTCATAACTAGCAAATGTATTAGTTAATACACTTAAATCTCTTCTCATATTAATTTTAGTAATATTAGAAGTTATCGCAATATCACTATCATCTATAAGTTTAATGAATTTACTATATTTGAATCTGGATCCAAATGTATTTAATTCTGTTTATCTTGAATATTTTTCTATATTTGATAATGTGGATGTTTTTAATTTATTTGTAGATGAAGTTAGATTATTATTATAATAAACGCTTGAATTGATTTCTAGATATAGATATTTTAAATCTGTAATTACTGGAACTATTCCGGCAACAGAATATTTTTTAAGATTCCTCTTTATGTTGTCTTTAATCGAATTGGAGAGGAATACTCCATTATGTGGCTTGATACTAATAAAGATTTTACCATATTGTGGAGGAATTAAATCTTCTCCACCAAATGCCGCAACAGATTCCGCTTCTGGATAAATTATAGGAATAATTGCCTCATAATCATTAGTAGTAACTGCTCTATTGCGAGAAGCAAATATCTGAGAAGAATATTTACGAATAGAATCAATTCCCTCAATACTACTTCCACCATATGAACTTTGATGTGTAGTTATTAGTGACATTCCACTAGTAATAGCAACATCATTATTATCTACTAATCTACCATTAAATGAAAATGAGGATATTGAATTAGCATTGCTTCCATTGCTTATGGGATAAGAAACTGTAATATAATTACCTTCTTGTGGTTTCGTACCAAATACATTATCTCCAAATATTATTTCATATTTTTCGTCTGGAATCTCTTGAACAAAAAATATAGTAGAACTTGAGTTAACATCAAATAAACTATCAGCCTGGTTATATTTTACTGATACAGATGAATATAAGTTGGCTCTAATGGATACAGAAATTAAAGAGGTATCTATTCCTATGTTTTCTAAAATAAATCGTTGATTTGGATTATTAGAACTCACAGTAAAATTTGTGGTTATGAATGTTCCTTCGTATATGTCTATATTATTAAAATATGCCAATCCATCACTATTAACTGATGCTGTGATATCAGATGGAATAATAAATGTAAAGCTTTGATTACCAAATGTGCTAGCAGTAGTTGCCACTATACCAGCTTTTAATGTTATTGTTACTGGTTTAGTAACAAATTCTGTGGTGTCAACAAAAAAACTTATATTTGATCTAGCTGCTCTTCTGGATTGTGGAACATATCCAATATTCTTAGCAAGTGAAACTACATTCTCTCTGAGTGTTGCACTATCAATAAACACCTCATTAGCCACCATATTGGCATTATAAGATGTAATGTACGTATTATATGCCAAAGTATCAATAATTACTGATAGATTAGATCCTGCAAAATCATAGTCAGTAAAATTTGAATTCGATCTAAGATAATCTTTTATCGAAATTTTTATTTGGTCGTAGTCTAAATTGGTGAAGTTTACGAGTGACATTTAACGTGTTGATTGCAGTGCGAATGATAACTGCTGAGGCAATACATCAATACCGATGATATTATATTGGATATAAACATCAAACGTATATTCATCATAATTAGGACTTACTTCAACTTTAATTAACTTAACACTTGGTTCATAATTATTAATAACATTTTCTATTTCATCTTTAAGAACAGAAGACGAAATATCGTCAATATTTTCAAATAATGATTGGGAGATTTTAGACCCAAGATTGCTATTAAAGAATCTTTCTCCAGTAATAGTATAAACTAAATTACGAATAGAACGGGAAATAGCGGCTTCGTTTTTTAGATCTACTAAGTCGTAATTAAGGGGATTAACCTGGAACGACATACTAATATCCTTAAAGCTTTTACTTACCCGTTCTATAGGCATTTATTCAACGATTCAGCTATCTTTATTTATACTCAATCTATAATGGTTCTTGGCTCAATACCATAATCCCAATCATTATATGATTCGGATTCAGTAATTTCTGAATCTTCGGTAACTATATTTTTATCAATTAGGTCATCATAAGTAATTTCTCTAATTAGATTCTTATTATAGTCAGTGACTAGAGATGTGGTTCCCCACATTTCCTTCATATATTCTACGTTGCGATCTACTATTTTAGCCATAAGAAGTCTCCTAAGTTAATATTAGAACTTTTATGTGTCGGGGTTCTATCCCGCATAAGATATTTATAATTCTCAAGACCCTATAAGAATCTCAAGACCATATAATTCTCAAGACCATATAATTCTCAAGACC